TTTGATAAAGCACGTGTGTTAGCAGATGAAAGCACAGGCTTCCCATCATTCGCACATGGGCAAACAGGTGTAACGGGTGTAGGTCGTACTGCATCTGGTATCTCTATGCTTATGGGTGCCGCACAGGGTAGCACTAAAACAGTTATTAAAAATGTAGATGATTATTTGCTGCGCCCACTAGGTGAAGGTTTTTTCCGCTTTAATATGCAGTTTGACTTTGACAAAGAAATTAAAGGTGATTTAGAAGTTAAAGCACGTGGAACAGAAAGTCTTATGGCTAACGAAGTACGTAGCCAACGCCTGATGCAGTTCTTGCAGATTGCAAGCAGCCCAGCATTAGCACCCTTTGCTAAGTTCCAGTATGTAATTCGTGAGATTGCAAAGTCTATGGATTTAGACCCCGACAAAGTAACCAATAATATGGATGAGGCCGCACTACAGGCAGAGATTATGAAAGGGTTCCAACAGGAACTGCCGCAGCCGGGGCCACAAGGCCCACAGGCAGCAGCTAACCCTCTTGACCCTACAGGTGCAGGTGGCGGCACAATAGGCACCGGACAGGCTCCTGTGCCGGGTGAACAAGGATTTAGTGGAAATGGACAAGTACAAGCACCGCAAGCAGGTGGTCAGCCGCCTCAAGCCAATGACCAACAGCAACCCCCAGTGGGAAGCGTTCAGTAATTATATAGATATTCTTATTGAAGAACAACATACTTCAATGGAACAAGCAGAACATTCTACTATAGTGTATAGATGTCAGGGTTCTGTGTTAGCACTACGTAAATTAAAGCAATTACGGGATGAAGTAAACAATGTCTGAAATGGCACTACCAAAACCTAAACCTTCTAAAGCTGTACAACAGAAGTTAAAAGTAGAAAAAGCTGCTGTATATGCTAAAAATAAAGAAAGAGTTTTAAAACATTTACAAAAACGAGGGCTACGTAATCAAGCTATAGCAGCTATTATGGCTAATATAGATGTTGAAACTAGTGGTTCTTTTGATTATAAACAAAAACAAACAAAGTCTGGTAAACCTAGCGATCCTAGAACAATCAAAGGTGGAGGTGTAGGATTATTTCAGTTTGATGATTACCAAAAAAATGTAGGTAATGAATCTTGGTACAAAGAATACTTAAAAGATTCAGGTAAAAAAGATAGTGCTGAATCTCAAATTGATTATATTCTTGATTCTGTATTTGCTAAAAATAAAAATGATATTGGTTGGAAGTCTAAATTAAAAATAGGTAAAGGTGATTTAGAGGTTCTTGAACAATATTTAAATACAACAGAAAATGCTAGAGATATAGCCGATGCTTTTGAAGACCGTTTTGAAAACGCAGGTATACCACACTCTGATAAACGCAGAAATAAAACAGATCAATATTTATCTGAATTAGAACCTGCAAAAGATAAACTAGACACTTTTCCTCCAGAGCGTGTGTTTGACGTGGAAAAAGAAAAAAGTATGTTTGAAAAAGTTAGGCCATATATTCCTGTAGTACGGCATTTAAATGAAGGTGGAGCAATACCAATGGATAGACAAATGAGCATGTTTGATGATGGCGGTCTTGAAGATGATGGCGGCACTGTAGACCCTGTATCTGGCAATGATGTACCACCGGGTTCGTCACAAGAAGAAGTGCGCGATGATATTCCAGCACAGTTAAGTGAGGGAGAGTTTGTATTTCCTGCCGATGTGGTGCGTTACATTGGTCTTGAAAAACTTATGCAAATGCGTCAAGAAGCTAAGATGGGCCTCAAGATGATGGATGAGATGGGTCAGATGGGTAATAGTGAAGAAGCTACTATGCCAGATAATTTACCTTTTGATATAAATGATCTTGACATGGACGATGAAATAGACGATAATACACAGAACTTTAACGTGGGTGGTATGCCCATGCCTAATCAACAAGCGGGAGTATTTTTTACACCGGGTACGTCAGGCATTGCAACATCTCCTGTGCAAGCAGCATCTGCACAGTATCAACCTGATATAGCAGAACCAGCGCGTCCACAACAAGCACCTGTGCCTACATATCAACCAAAAGAAATTCCAGAGTATACTCCTTTTATTGGAGGTGGCGCACCAAACGTGGAGCAAGAAACACGGCAGTTTATTAATGATGAAGGTAATATAATTAATGTCATATATAATAAAGCCACAGGTGAACCTCTAAATGAAGCAGAAAAAGCTAAGATAACAGAGGGATACAAACCGTATGATCCTAATGCACCAAAGGTAGAAGATACTACTGTAACACCTACGACTCCACAAACTACTAGTGTTCGCATGGAAGATGCAGATAGTCAGTCGAGAGATGAAGCAAGACGTAAAGAAGAAGAAGAAAAGTTTGGACCGGGTGGAGGTAGAATATCTGTAGGTGGCACTACTTATGGCGTATCTTTTGATTTTAAAGACCCCGTTTTAGGTGGGGTAGGTGCTATAGCAAAAGCATTTCAAAATGAATTAAAACCCGGAGACTTTGCTACTCTACAAGAACCTTTGTATAAAGTTGATCCTAAAAATCCTTTACAGCCTGAGTTTATAGGAGTAAATAAATTTAAAGTTAATGCTACTGAATATAATGCTATCAAAGCAGCAATTGATGAATTTGGTGCAAATTCTAAACAAGCACAAAATGCCATAGCAAACGCAGAGGTAAAAGGGCAAGCACGTGCTGGCGCATTAGATAGTGTAGCTGAACTTAAACGCACTCTTCCTGCTTTTAATCGCAGCAAAGAAATGAAAAATGCTATAGAAGAATATGAAAAATATATAGAACAAGAAATAGATAAACTAGATGATGATACTCAACAAAGTAATCTTGTCACAAGAATAAAAGATAGAAATCAACGTAGTAAAACACCTGTAGCTGGTAAACCGGGTAGTCTTATCAATCCATTTGAAGCACCGGGTGGTAGAGTGTTAGGTGATAGGGGTAGACCTGATGTGGAATTTACACCACCAAAACCTGAGAGAACAATTAATATTGGACCCGATGACAGAGGAGATGACCCTAGAGATAATTTAAATACGGGTGCGTCTAATAAACCAGACGATAGAGATCGTCCTCCTTCTGGTGCTTTTTTTAAAGACGGTGGCCTAGCATCTAAACCTAAACCTAAAGCTAAAAAGATGAAGCGTGGTGGATTAGCTTCTAAAAAATAATCTACAATATGTTGGCTACTCATCCCCCACGCCCGACAGTGTGGCGACGGTGGCCCGAACGAGGAGACTAAACGATGGCTGAAGAAGCACAACAAAAAGAAATGGTGGTAGAGTCACCAAAAAAAGTATCTATGATGGCACGGCCTTACACTAGTGAGGAACGCAATAAGAAAGATGAAGAAGAACTAGAACAACTTCTTAAAGAACAAAAAGGCGAGGTAGAAGAGCCAGAAGAGGTTGAAGAAGAACCTAAAGGCGCAGAAGAAAAAACATTTAAGAAGCGTTACTCTGACCTACGCCGACACCAACAAAAACAAGCAGAAGAATTTAAGTCTGAACTTGCAGAACTAAAGTCACAACTCTCTGCAGCTACTAAAAAAGAAATGAAGCTGCCTAAGTCGGATGATGACATTGAAGAGTGGGCAAAAGAATACCCTGACGTAGCAGCTATTGTTGAAACAATTGCAATGAAGAAAGCACGTGAGCAGTCTGCAGAACTTGAAGAGCGTCTTAAAACAATTGATGAGATGCAAAACTCTGCTAGTAAAGAAAAAGCAGAAGCAGCGTTAATGCAAATGCATCCTGACTTTGATGAGATAAGAGACAGTGATGACTTTCACGATTGGGCAGATGAACAACCTAAGTGGGTACAAGACGCACTGTATGAGAATGATAATGACGCACGATCAGCAGCAAGAGCAATTGACCTCTACAAAGCAGATAGAGGAATTAACAAAGAACCTAAGAAGAAGAATAATAAGGGTGCTGCTGAGACAGTCAAGACAAAAACTTCTAGGAGTAAACCTCAAGATAGCGAAGCTGATAGCTATTTGCGTGAGTCTCAGGTACAGAAGATGAATCCGGCACAATACGAAAAGATGGCAGACGAAATAATGGAAGCCATTCGTAGCGGCAAGTTTATTTATGATGTATCTGGTTCTGCACGATGAGTAATATATTTACTCCTCAAGAGGATGTACAGTTTATTAGTCCGTTTGGCCCTACAATGGGTTACTTTAAAATGCCACAAGAAATGGTGGACGGACTAAATAACTGCATGAATGACAACCTAGAAGACTATTCCGACTATTTGGTTGGGAAAGTTAAACAAGAACTAGCGTTTACTGATGAGGCTACGGGCATTGCTACAAAAGGTCTTAGTAACTTTATTGGGCAGTACCACTCCTATAGCGAGTTACGTAACTCGTTTGGCTCACGTAACGTAGACATTGAAAAGTACGACTATGGTGTGCAGGTAATTTCTGCTTGGTTTGTACGTCAGTATGAGAATGAATACAATCCGTTACATATTCATACGGGTTCTAAACTTTCTTGCGTAGGCTACCTTGCACTGCCAGATGGCATAGAGGATGAGTGGGAAGAAGATTACAAAGATCATCATCCTTCTCATGGTCATATTCAGTTTGCACATGGAACATCATCAGGTTATAACAGCACTAATTTTCTGGTAAAACCACAAGTAGGAGACTTCTATATCTTTCCTTCTGAACTATTTCACTGTGTATATCCATTCACCACTAAGGGTGAACGCAGGTCTTTTAGCATGAACTTGAATTTTCTTGAGATAGAAAAACAAAAAAAGACTTGACATACAATAGAATATTAGTATAACTATATGTACTAAGAGGTGAAAGCAGATTAATTACCTGCTTTTACACAATCCGCAAACATCCAATCTAATATAGATTACCTGATATACTTGGCCTGTTGAATGTAGCAGCGGCCACTGCTGCAAGATACACACCCTACGTTGTCAGCCCTGTGATTACGATGGAATGGTTTGCATCTGTATAATGCTATAATAGGAGATAACAATGGCATTTTCCACTGCAGCAGGTTATGGCAACCTGCCGAATGGTAACTTCTCCCCTATTATCTACTCCAAACAGGTGCAACTTGCATTCCGCAAGGCATCGGTAGTAGAAGCAATCACCAATAACGACTACTTTGGTGACATTGCTAACATGGGCGACCAAGTTAACATTATCAAAGAGCCAGAGATTACGGTTAAGACCTACTCTCGTGGCGAGACTATCCAACCACAAGACCTTGACGATGAGCAGTTCACCCTGCTTATTGATAAGGCTAACTACTTTGCATTCAAAGTAGATGATATTGAAGAGGCTCACTCTCATATCAATTTCCAAGAACTAGCATCTAACCGTGCAGCTTACCGTCTGTCAGACCAGTTTGACCAAGACGTGCTTGGTTATATGTGCGGCTTCAAGCAGTCTGCAATTCATAGCGCACCTGATACAGCAAACACCACATCTAACGGTGTAAAGGCTGTCTCAACTGCTGCGACTAACGAATTGCTTGCTTCTATGCTTGTTGACGCTGCTGACTTTAACGGCGGTACTGCCAGCAACTCAATTGTTGTTAAGCCTCGTGCTGGTGGCGATAGCTTGAATACTACTACTGCTAACGCAACTCCACTCGCTGTTATTGCTCGTATGGCTCGTAAGATGGATCAACAGAATGTTGAGACTTCAGGACGCTGGCTTGTAATTGACCCTGTGTTTGCTGAACTACTGCGTGACGAAGACTCGCGCCTCATGGATGCAGACTTTGGTGGTCAGACTTCAGGTCTGCAGAACGGTCTTGTTCTGAACAACGTACATGGCTTTAAGGTTTACGTTTCTAATAACCTTCCTGCTATTGGCGATGGTCCTACTGGCGCAACTGCAACTGGCTCAACACACTACGGTGTGATCTGTGCTGGTCATAGCGGTTCAGTAGCTACTGCAGAGCAGATTAACAAGACTGAGACATATCGTGACCCTGACAGCTTTGCTGATATTGTTCGTGGTATGCATTTGTATGGACGCAAAATTCTACGCCCAGAGGCTCTCTCTCGTGCGTTTTATGTGTCTGGTATATAAGGGGGGAATAAATCATGGCAACAGTTGATCTTTCTATCGCCCAAACTGGCAACACGCCACGTGGTCGTAAACCTTACTATGTCCAGAACTCTGTCAATTTTGCGACAGCCGCATCTAGCAAAGGTACTGCACTTGCAGCATCTGATGTTATTAAGGCTATTACCGTTCCAGCTAACACACTAATCCTTCATGCAGGATTTGAGGTGACTACTGTTCACGCAGGTACGTCTACCGATACTGCATTTGACTTTGGTGTGACTGGTGGTGACGTTGATAACTTTGTTGACGGCTTTGACTTTGACGGTGCATCGGCAGGTGATTACTCACCACAAGCAGCAGCCTT